ACCGGAACCGACGAACCAGGCATAGCCAGAGAGGTGCAAGTAGGGAGAGCGCAACCACCAAAGCACTGCGTTTCCGTTGAACTTTGCGATCTTCTCACTGGTTCCGTTTCCGTCCTGGAAGTAGGCCAGTTTTGCGCCATCGTCACAAATATAACTGTTGACGTTGGACTTTGTGTAGCCCACTTCCCGATCGGACAGCAGGAAGATTTTTGTGGAAAGCCCGTTGGCCCCGCTGTTCACTGTCCCGCTCGTTCCGCTACCGGGCCGATAGGGGATTTTCACCTGCTTGATCTGGGCTTGAATGTCCGCGTCAAACTTGGAAAGAACCGTGCTGTTAAGATAGCTGTTTACCTCGCTGTTTGCGTAGTCGTTCACGTCCGAACTGTGCCAGCGCTTGGCTTCCAGGCAGTCTTTCATCAACAACCATACGCCGTCACAGCTTGCGTCATAGAGCGTGGACGGGCGGCCCTGGTGAACCACCAGAAATTCCCGCATAGCGCCGTTAAATTTCAGCTTAACAACGCTTCCCACAGCCTTTTGACCTAATGCCACGCTTGCCATAGGGTTTATTCCTCCTTTTTGCTCCTTTGGCCGGGCTTCTTCCGGCCCTGCCGCCGCAGTTTTTTAACCATCTTCCGGGCATCGTCATATTTTGACTTGCGGATCTTCCTGCGGGCGGTCAGCCGCACGCCGATTATGGCGGATACTTCCGCCGCCATCTTCTGCCGCAATGCGTAGGTGTCCCCGTGGGCCGCGTGTGCGTCCCACGCTTTCCAGCATACCACGATCTTTTCCCGGCTGATTTTCCCCGCCGGAAAGTCTTCTTTCCAGCCCTTGATCCGGTCTTTCATCCGCCGTATGCTGTCCCGGCGTAGCTTCATGACCACCGCGCCGCCGCTGTCCAAATATGTGTGGAAGCCCAGGAAGTTGATCCCGTTCTTCAATGGGAAAATGGCCGTTTTGCCGTTTAGTTCCAGCTTCAATTCGTCCATCTTTTCCCGGATCTCCACAAGGCATTTTTTCAGATATGCCTTGTCTTCATGGATAATATAAAAATCATCCATATAACGCCCATAGTAGCGGGCGTGTAGGGTTTCTTTCACCCAATGATCAAATTCATCCAGGTACATAAGCGCCAGAAGCTGTGAAGTCTGATACCCCAGCGGCAACCCGTCCGTGCTGTCAATGTAGGTACACATAAGGGCAAATAGCCGATCGTCCGCCACCTTCCGCCGCAACTTTTCTTTCAAAATGTTGTGGTCTATGCTGGCAAAGAAGTGATGCACGTCCGCTTTCAAGATCCAGCCGTCCGCGTAGTCCCACTGTTCCGGCGGGCGCGGCGGCAAGCCTGCGGCCCTGCGTGCGGTTTCGTCATGCCCCTTCCGCTTTTGGAAGTAGTCCTGCATTTGTTCTTTTAATCGGTTCAAGCCTACGTGCATACCCTTCCATACCTGGGAAGCGTAGCTGTCCTGTATGAAGCTGCTGGTTATGGCTTCGTACAGAATGTTATCAACTATGGCGTGCTGTACCACTTTGTCAACGAACGCGGGCGCTTGTACAAGCCTTTTCTTTGGTTCGTATACCGTGAATACCTCAAATTTCCCCGGCTTGTAGGCCCCGCTTAACAGCAGACGGGACAGCCTGGCGGTACAGGCCAGCGCGTTTGCTTCATACTGGGCGGCCCCTTGTTTTTCGCGTTTGCCCTGCCGGGCGGTCTTATAGGCTGCATATAGTACCTCAAATGAGCAAAGCTGTTCATAGTTCATTCGTTACCCCTGGTAATTCGGAAGCCCGGCGCTTTGCCCGCGCCGGGCTTCCCCTCATTCCTTCCGGCGCTGCTGATAGCTGACGGCTCCAACGGCGGCCAGCGTCAACGCCTTGTGTTTATCCGTCTTCCACGCGCAGAAGTTGGACGGGATACAGTCCCCTTTGAAGATGGGGCGCGGCGTTCGGCTTATGCCTACTTGGTCTGGCGTATCCATCAAAGCGGGCCGCAGATAATACCCGGTATAGGAACAGTTGTTGTTGTTGGCATTGCCATTGGAATTGACGTTCCAGGCGTTGGTAGAGTTGTTCAGGTTCGGAGAGCGCAACCACCAATTCACGGCGTTTCCGGGCTGTACCCCAATACTTCACGGCTGCCGCCGTGCTGTATCCATTTTTGTTTTTCCGGCTGCTTCCGCCGCCATAATGTCCCGCACAAGGGCAATTATGACGGTCATTTTCTCGCGGTCTTTTTCGGCAAGGATCTTCTTTGCCCGTTCGCCGTCCTTCTTCATCCAGGCCAGACACATACGCTTCACGTCAAGGATCTTCCCCGTCCAGGTTTCAACCCGCTTTATGTCCGCATACCCCAGATCGTTACTTAATGCCACCAGCCGCAACATAAGGTTACATTCATCTATCACGGCTTTAATTTCTTTCAGCCGTTCTTCCGGGCGTTCCGTGAAGATTGTTTCATTTGCGGCGTGTACCCCGCGCACGATATTCCGCGCCGCGCCCCGCAGATCAGCGATCATGCCGAAACTTTCACTTTTCGGGAAGCGCGGGCGGCCCGGCTTCTTATCCAGGCGATCCGCCGTTTTCAGCAGAAGTTCCCGCATTTCCTCTATGGTATCCGCCCGTGCAATGGTCTTCATGACCTTTGCCGCGTCCTTCGCGTCTACCTTATCGTCCGCCACGGGCCGCGTTACCTGTAGCGTGTAGCGGTATAGTTCAACGGCCTTATTGCCCAGCTTAAATTCTGCCATTGCAACCCCTTTCCGGGCAGGCTCCGAAACGGGCCGCCTGGTAGTCTTCCAGGCGGCCCGTGAATGTACAGTGATCCGGGAAAATATGCAGTTCCCCGCGTTCCCCGCTTATCGTCCAGCCGTACAGCGTGATCCCGTCCGCTTCAAGCTGTCCCGCTCCGCAAGGCGGTTCTAATTCCGTGAACAGGTTCCCGATCAAGCAGGACAGTTCCGGCGGCGTAAGATAAAAGCGGATCGTACCCATTAAAATTCCAGCCGCCTTTGCTCCTTGTTCCAAACGCCCGTTACAACCAGCTTTGTCAAATCGTCAAAGCTGATTACAAACGGGTTTCCCTTTACTTCCGTGTTGTACATCAATTCGATCAGGGCAAGCCGCCTGTTAATATCGGCGGCGGCGTTCTGGATCGCCTGGTGTGCGTTGCCGTCCGCGTTGTGTGCGTCAATCAGCCCTTGCGCTTCCGTCAGGACCATAGGAAGAATGGTGGTGGTGCAAAGCCCCTTCACGTCCTCGCTGGTCATAAATGCTTCCGGGGAATAGTCAATAATGACCGTGGCCCCCTCACCAATCGTAATATCCACGGGATACCGCCGCGTGTCCAGCCCCTGTTCAGAATAGGCGCTCACCCACTGGGGATAATCGCCCAGCGTGCCGTAATACAGCATAACTTCCGATCCGTCCAGGTCTTTTGCGAACACGCCGAACTCCCTGATCCAGAAGCCCCGATCCAGGCCGCCGTTTAAGTCGCTGCGGTATTCAACCATCATGTGAACCGTGTCCCCGTCATAGGTAGGTTCGGTGGACGTGCCCGCCGCCACAGGCTCCACAAGGTCTTCCAGATCGCCGGGGAACACATCTTCCGGGCAAACGCCCTGGCCCATCATGATCCGGGAGATTTTCAGCGGCATCTTTTCCGCAAGGATTTTGGCGATCAGCGCCCGGCCCCGCCGGGGAATGGTGCAACCGTACTGGCTCATAGTCTGATTTCCTCCTTTAGTTCTGGCAGTTTGGTTTCTGTTATCGTGGTGAACGCGCCAAAAGCCCGCGCCCGGCATACCGCCGGAATGGTGGTCAGGAAGTCTTCCAGCGCTGGCAGTTTGGTTTCCATGATAGCCGCGCCCTGTTTTGCGGCGATCGGCTGATATACCCTTAATTCGGGCTGTAGCGGGTCATACAGCGGCGGCAAGGCCGTTTCCGATATAGAATGCACCCCCGCCGAAACGCGGCCCAGAATCGGCGGAAACGGCGTTAATTCGGGTTCCGCCAGTGTTGGCAGGGCCGTTTCCATGATATTGTGCATGACCGCCGAAATTCGGGCCAGAACCGCCGCCGCCGGGAAGTCCGGTTCCAGCGGCGGAAGCCGCGTAACCGCCATACCATCCCCCAGCACGGGCGTAATGTATAGCTGCATCGGCTCCATAATAGGTTCCAGTTCTGGCAGTTTCGTAATGGCAAGCCCCCGGCCCACAATCGGCGTAACGTATATGGTTTTTTCCATTTGCGTTTCCGTTATGATCGTGTCCAGCCAGCTTGACAGGCGTTTGACGTGCCAGATCCGCCGCTTCAAATCGTCCAGCACTTCCGGCGTTATCCCTCCCGGGAGTGGGATCGTAATGCGGAAGTGATGCGGTTCCCCCTCATAGTCGAACCACTCTTGAACCGTCCCCCCCGGAAAGAACGCCTGAATCGCCGTTTCCACGGCGTATTTTGTCCCCATGTGCTTATGTACTTTCACGCTGTCTTTCAGCGTCTGGCGCTTCACCGCCAGCGGGTCTTCGTAGCTGTACCAGTCAACGTGCATATCATAGGCCAGTATGTCCACCAGCTCTTCCGGTAGTTGGTCGATCCTGGAATAGATCAGCACGTCTTCCATGTGTCCGCTTACGGTCAGCAGTTCCGCCGTCAGGCTTTTTGCCAGCGCGATCATTTTCGGGTCATGCTGTAGGGCCGTGGGAAATATTTGCGTGAAGTCGATCTGGTAAATGTCGTTATTCATCTTCCGTGCCCCCGTTCAGCACCGTTTCCGGCCCTTCCAGCCGCGCAACGGACGTTCCGGGCACAACGGCAAATTCCGGCTGCCGGATCACGGCCCTTTTGATCCCCGCGTCCATCAAAAGACGGTGTAAATAGGACGGGTTAATATCCCGCCCCATTTTCCCGGTCTGCCATTTGACATACACGGCTACGGCCTTTCGTGCTTCTTCCTCAATGATCGCGCTGCTGGTTTGGCTGTAGCTGGGAAGATATACGGTCACGTCAATATGGAACGGGACTTCCTCCGGCTTCTTCACGATCACTTTGTCAGTCAGCGGCCTAACCTTGCTTGTGTTCAAAGCGTCCTGTATTTCCTGCATGGTTGCTTCTGTTGGCATTTCCCCGCCGTTGATCAGCACCCGTATGTCAACCACCCCCGGTTCCGGTGTCGTGGCCGAAACGTCCGTAATGGCCGTGGAAACGCTCTTGACGTGGTAACTGTAGCCCCCTTCCGGCCCCGCCGTGCTGAAACTTTCCATGCTTTCCCGCAAGCGCTCATAGTAGCTTTGATCGCTTTCCTTGTCCGCGCCGCCCGCCGTCCGCGTGATATTTTCCACCTTCCAAAAGAAGTCGTAAGTATCCATGATTTCTTTGATCTGCCCGGCGGCTATGTTGTTCCCCACAATGCCCGGCGTAAGACATTCACCCAGAATGTCCCCGTAGGCATCCCCGGCGCGGATCTCCAATTCTTCCGTTGTGGAAAAGACGATTTCCCCGTCAAAGTTGATCCGCGTCCCCTGCGGCACGATCACGCTCTGTTCCTGCGGCTCCGAAATGTAGAAGCGGAAAAGGGCGGTTGCCCTTGCTTCCGGCAACCGGAACGTGTCTTTGAACAGTTCCCCCAGGCTGTCCAGGTATTTCCCGTTCGCGTAGCGCGGCACGTTCTTTTTCGC